AACATTGCATCCGGAGCATTTGGATTGGAAGCAGCAGGAACAAAACTGGATTTTTGAAGATTGTATTTTTTGAGATTTTTGTTTATTGTGCTTTCGTAAAGAAATCCTTTATTATCAGAGGATGCCATTTTATATCCTAAATTAAAATATTTAGGATATTAAACTTTGAATCCTCCAAACTTACTTTGAGACTTTTCACGATTACCAAAAGTATTGAGTGGTTTATCTGGTTTTGGTTTTGAACCGGCATCAGCTAAACCGTCTTGACCTGATTGTTCTACATCATACAATCTCATCTTTGACCGATCAATACCCAAAACAAATCTTTTGTGTGCTGTCGGATCAGAGTAACGGTTCTTCAACTGTTTCACCATGATTTGATTCAAAGCTTCAAGTTCTTCTGAAGAAATCAAAGCAAACATCAAGTCTGCTGTAGCGGGCAAACCAAAAGACTCACTTGTGTCTTCCAATCCGGGGTCGGAAGAAGTATATCCACTTCTTGTTGTTTGTGTCGCAGAAACAATTGGTACTCCGAACTCAACGGCAAGACCTCGCAATTCCTCTGCGATGGCTTTAACATAGGTGTAAGAGTTGACATTGGCTCCAGCTTTGATCCTAGCAGAACAACAAATATTAAGATAATCAATAAAAATAATTTCAGGAACAAAATTCTTTTTAAGGTTGAGTTCATTTAAAAGTGTCCTAAAATGTATAGACGATGCGGAAGCTGTGGGATATTCTTTAATGATAAGTTTACCCGTTGTCATTTCTTTGACACGGTTAACCTTCTTGTCATACACATCTTTAGGTAGTTGCATAAGATCATCAACCGAAACATTCAAAAGATTGGCGTCAATCCTCTCTGCAATCTTTTCTTCAGCCATTTCAAGTGTAATGTATAGAACATTTTTACCTTGAGACATACAGCCAGCGGCAACATGACACATGAACAAAGATTTACCAACACCAGTGCCGGCAAGAGCGATGTTTAAGGTTTTGGCAGGCAAACCACCTTTGGTAATTTTATTGAAGTAGTCAAGATCAAAAGGAATTCTTTCTTCTTTTCTATGGTAGAAATCATACCGTTCGTCAGAGTTTTCCAAATAATCATGCCCAACAGAATTGTCAAAACTTACGGCTAGAGCATCGGAAAGAATTTTTGGAATGGCACCCTTTTCTTGATTTTTATCTTTACCATCAAGAATGGAGATTGAACTCAACACCGCATTGTATACGGCTTTCTCTTGACAAAACTTTTCCGTTTTATCAATCAGCCATTGATTTTGTGATTTTTCGGTGATAGACGAATCAATGTCTTTAAAATATGCATCACACTTTTCAACTTCATCACCCGTAAGATTACGCCTCTCTTTGATTGAGATTTGTAGGGCTTCAATTGTTGGAGGATTATTATATTCGTTAACGAAATCGGTTACTTCTTTGAAGATAACCTTTTCTGTCCTATCACTGAAATAATCTTCTTTGAGAAAAGGTAATACTTTCCTTAGATAGTCATCATTGTGAATCAGATTCTTCAGAATAGTCTGTTCCAGCCTCATCAAGTAGCCCTTTATCTAAATTTGCAGTCATGATATTCACCAAAATATCACCGATATAATTTTTGAACTCAGAATTTTTTTCCAATTCTTCTTTGTTCAAAGGAGATTCAATAACATTATAAATGAATTTTAGATAAGTGTCACCATCTTTTTCTTCTTCAAGCTTCACTTTACCATATTGATAAATGGTATCTGAAAATTCGCCCGTCAATATTTTGATACCAACTGTTGTATCTTCAGATTCCGGAATTACATAGTTGAAATCTACACCCTCTTTAAATTGCCTCATCTTCTGTTTCCTGTTCTTGAATAATGTCTACATTTGCAACACGATATTTTGTTTCAATGAAATCACGGAATGATTTTTGGTTCAAAATTGGCAACCAAAATTCTTTGGTGTCTGTATCTTTTTCACGATACTTCTTTTCTTCTATTTCACCAGAATCTTTGTCCACCTTAGAGTACCATCCGTTTGATGGTTTGATAACATGTCCAGATTCAAGTGCAACATCAAGTAACCCAGACCACTTGCTAATGCCACCATTAAAAGATACAGTGACAGGTATTTTAGATTTTTCTTTGACATATCTAGATTTTTCTACGTTAATAATGAAATTGTATCCGACAATTTCAGTTCCTTCTTTTTCTTGCTGTCTACCAATAATGAAAATATTATCGGCTGAGTAATAAGATCCTGTACCGCCACCAACAATATCTTTGGGAAACATTCCAATTTCTTTGTAGGTATGATTGACAACTACCATCGGAATATCTTTCATCGTCAGGTGTGGTGTGACCATACGAAACAAAGATTTGATTTGTTTTGCTCTGGACATATCTGCAACAGATTTTTGATCCAAAGCATCCTCAACTTCTTTCTTTGAAGCCAGATTACCAATTGAATCAACAATAATAATCAAACGGTCATTCCGTTCCAGATTTTGAAGTTGATTCATGATATCAAATTTCAATTGCTCAATGTCGGTAATAGGAGTATGTAAAACCCTATCTGTATCAATCCCAAAAGAATCAAAGTAAGATTGTGGTGTACCGAATTCAGAATCGTAGAAAAGAAGTGCCGCATCGTCGTATTTCTCCAAGTAGGATTTGGCCATCAGTAAAGAAAATGCAGTCTTAAAATGTTTGGATGGTCCTGCCCACATTGTAAGCCCAGGTGTAAGCCCACCATCAAGTCTACCACTCAATGCAACATTGATAATGGGAATTGATGTTGGTATCATATCCTTTTGCGTAAAGAATTTTGATTTGGATAGAATCGCAGAATCTTTGATGCTGCTGTTCTTTTTAATTTTTTCTAGAATGCTCATAATTTTCCTTTTCAATCAAAAAGAGAATTCGTTCTCTCTGTTTTCCATTCCATACAATCTAAGACAACTTTGATAGGATCAAGAAATGTCTTTTCGAATTGCATATCATAATCTATAAATGCTTGCAAGTCAAATTCTGGTGGAAGTCTACCAGGAAAAGAGATAACGGTATCTTTAAATGGATTTGGTTTCTTTAGATAGGCAAATTTAATCTTTTCGCCTTCTTGGATAAGTGGATATTTTTTTGTCAAACCTTTTTCATCAAGGTAGTAATTATATAGTAACGCACCTTTCACATGAATTGGTGTACCTTTTTTATACAGTGTAGTTTTATCTCCATATTCACGAAGCCCATTAATACCACGTGGGAAAGAAATTTCTTCTGCTGGTAAAGATTTGAACTTTTGCCTAAAATTGGAAATAAAGGTGTGGATGTCCGATTCTTCACCTTTCATCATGATCTGAATGGCTTCTTTCATCTTCTCCCGCACAGGCGCCGGCGTAGATGATTTAATCATTTCCAAACCCATCACTTTCATTTCAGGCTCGGCATACTGAACACCTTCATTATTGTAGACATGCATAATGTACCGTTTCTTGGCAGTCCAGATACCCTTGTCTGCCAATGCTTCACGTTTCATTTGCATCTTTTGTGCATATGCATGTACATAGTCTGCCAATTCTTGATAAGACTTGTCAATGAAAGGTTGAATCTTTTCTTCACAGATTTTATCCATGACTGAAATTACCTTGTTTTTATCTGAGGTATCTTTAATGAATTTTTCAACCAGTTCAGACATGCGAAGGTAAATTGAATCTGTATCAGATGCAATCACATAGTCTTTATTAGACTTTAACAAACCATTCATGTACTCATTAATCTTTCCTTCAATCCAACGAATAGAAAGCTGGCCAGCAGTAGTGACACCCAAAGCCATCCGTAGGTCATAAAATCTAAAATACTGAGAACCCAAAGCGCCATAAGCAGAATTGAGAGAGACTTTCTTAGCGAGTTGTAGGTTGTTGTATCTGGCGATACGCTTTTCAATTTCATATTTTTTTGAATCATCTTTTTCAGCCTCATAGTCTTTCTTGGCTTGAATCATCATCTTCTTAAACTTCTTACGATCCTCATACATTTCTTCCATCATCTTTGGTAAGAAACCTTGCATGTCGGTTCTAAAGAATTGCCCATTTGGAGTAATAGTGGCATTCTCCAAACTTGATATGTCAATTTGACGTTTCAAGAGTTTATCAACCGAAACACCTTGAGACAAGATATCGCGCATTTCTTTTGTGTAGTTTGCAGGCTCAATCAAGGTTTCTGGTGAGATATTGTATTGCATCATCAAATGTGGATACAGCGAGTTCAAATCAAAGGAGGCAACCCAGTCGTGTTTTCCGACCTGCGGCTCTTTGACATAAGCACCTTCAAAGGCAGCATCTTTATCTTTGATAATTCGTGGAGGAACAATAATGCTCTTACCCATCAGGTGATTATATGTCA